ACTTAAAGGTGATGCACTTTCAAACCAATTGATGAAGGCAGAAACCAAAGCATCTCGTAGGGCAGTGTTAAGAGTTTGTGGTCTTGGTTGGCTAGACGAAACAGAGACAGAAACCATACCTCATGCAACAAAAATAACTGTGTCTGATAATGGAGACATAGGCAACACTACCAAGACTGAGATTAAAGCTGTCTCTGAGCCTAAGAGCCCTGTTAAACAGCAGAAAGAATGGTCGATTGAAGATGAGTTTAAACCCCAACCTTTGTTTGAAGATGAGGTAGTGGAAGAAGAACCTCAAGTTGATGATCGTGATGTTGCTGATTTGTATTGGTGTCCTTTGCATAATGAAGCTTGGAGTTTTGAAAAATACAAAGGCTATGGCCATTGGATCACAGCAGAGAGAGGACACAGCCCTGACCTTGTTAACCTTAAAAAAGAAGAGGTTAAAAACTATGCCTTACAAAATGCTAATGGCTATGGCAGATACTGTCACATGGTTAATGAAGGCTACCCAATTATGTTAGGTGATAGTCACACAGGCAAGATACCTAAAGAGATTGGCATAAACTATTTATGGCTTATCTTGGGTAACACATTTAATGATGCCAATGTTGCTATGATAAACATCTTTAATACAAACAATAATGTTGAAGATATTAAAAGTGTGATGGATATACATGGGGTAACAACAGTCGGTGGTTTAATGAGAAAGGCTATGGACATTGTCTTAGATGATGACTCTATAGTATGGTGGGAGTAATGACCTCACCACTTTATTGTGGTGAGAATGGTTGCACACTTCACGACTACAAAGTTTCACCTGTGTATTGCGAATACGAGTATGCAAAATTACAACGCAAGAGAAGAGATGAACGCATTGAAAAACTTCTTGAAGATACACTACAGAAACTATACGAAGTCATGCATAACTCACCACCACAACAAGTAAAAAACAGTGGGTCTAGACCCACGCAAGTAAACAAAGGAAAGCAAGTTTATGAGTGATATTGTTATTACAAAATCAGGGTTAGGGTTTACTGTTACATTTACAGGGGATGAGAGATACGAAGGAATATGGATGAAGTTCCATAATTTTGAGACTGATCGTGGTGATCCAAGACCTGAAGTTATTATAAAACATTCATCAAAAAAGAAGTCTTTGTTTGACAGAAGAGTCAACTTAAATTCACCCACAAGTATTGGTCAAGCTGTAAAAAGTTGCACTGGAAAAGTTCCTGAGGTTGAGATTTGGGAGATGGCAATTGATGATGCATGTTCAGCTGTACGAGACACAAAGAGACAAGGCTCACCTGTTCAAGACTTGCGTGAACTAGAGTTGTCCGAGTCATCAAGATTTGCCATTGAACCATTCTTGTTACAGAACCAAGCAAACTTATTCTATGGTAATGGTGGACTTGGTAAGTCATGGGTGTCACTTTACTTTGCTGTACTCATGGCGGCGGGTCACACTCATCAAGGGTTTACACCTGAACCCGGAAAAGTTTTATATCTTGATTACGAATCAGATGCACAAGACATGAACGCAAGATTCAAAGCTTTGTGTGAAGGACTCAACATCAAGCAACCTCAGTTTGACTACAGAAGAATGTCTCAATCAATTCCTATGGATGTAGAGAGATTACTAGAGATCATAGACGAGAGAGATATAACACTAGTCATCATAGACTCTGCAGCTCCTGCGGCGGGTGGTGAACCTGAAAAATCAGGAACAGCACTCGATTATTTTAATGCATTATCTGCCGCTGGAATTACTTCATTGACCATAGGTCACGTGAGTAAGGATGATGCCAAAGACAAGGGTCATGGCAAACCTTTTGGTTCTATATTTTGGTGGAACGAAGCAAGAAACATTTGGGTTATAGAAGCGGGCGAAACCTATGACAATAAAGTAAAAGAGTTTGCACTTCATCAAACTAAATTTAACTCAGGTGGTGGAGAAAGACCCATAGGGTTGAGGTTTACTTTTGATGACCCAAGAATTGCAAAGAAGGTTGAAGTAGAACGGATTGATATATCGTCCAATGATGCGTTAATGGAGAACATGAGTTGGATGGATAAAATAATAAACGTGATTAATGAAACTAGAAAGCAAGATATTAGAAGGCCGTTTGAAGGAATTAGAATTCAAACCGTCATTGACTTCTACAGCTTAGAGTCAGTGGCTAATAATATTATTAGTAAAAATTTAAACACAGGTCTAAAGAAAAACATTTTGGTTAAGTTGGGTAATGGTTATTGGGATCACACTTATTCGAGATTGCAAGACGAATACAATGCCAATGAAGAAGTTAAACAAAAACCTAAAATGAATATGGGATATCAATCAGAACATAGTAATAGGTAAGTTTTTACCTCTTACCTAATGCACCCCCCCTACGGGGGGGTAGTGCTATAGGGTAAGAATGAGAGGGAAGTATGAGATGCGATAGATGTGATGGAAAAGTAATTTTTAATCAAGACAGTTACCAATGCTTTACATGTGGTAAAGAAACTTACATACCTAAAAAGCGTACTGGTGCAAAATTAGAAGCGTTCAAAGGAAACATTCAACTTATTAGACAAGAAGGTAAAGAACCATTAGTTGTTTTTTCACATGTCACTGAGAAAGGATCAACGATTCAGCTTAGACCACGTTGTCCATACTGTAATCAGTACATGATTAAAACTTCACATGGGTATCACAAGGACAGGCATCTAAGCACAATCTTTAAATGTGTGCAAGATCACCAAGTTGTTTTGAAGTATGGGTCAGATAAAAAAATAGTAGGATGGTGGTAATGAATAAATTTAAAATACAGTTTGATGATATGCCACCTAAAGAGTTGCGTGGAAATAGTCGAACACATTGGACAGGGAAAATAAAGCCAAAGAAAATATTACAAGACACAACAATAGCCAAGCTTAGAGAAGTAGATCCCGGCTGTATGGGAAAAGTAAAAATAAAATACACTGCGTTTTATGCGGGAAGACCGATTGATATAGACAACTTGATTACTGGCATGAAGTATGCTCAAGATTGTTTAGCTATCGAGGGGATTATCAAAGACGATAACCCTGAACACGTTGTAGGTATGGAAGTTGAATACCACCGAGTGCCCCATAAGAATCAGATTAAATTAATTATGGAGGTTTTTAAAGTACATGACTAAAAAATGCGAACATCATTTTATATTAGACCCACCAAACGGAACTATATCTATAGGTCGTTGTAAAAAATGTAATGAAACAAAAGAACATTACAATTATAAAATTAAAAATTTTAATAAAAATCAATTAGATTTAAAGAAAGGTCATTTTGCAAATGGATTTAAAGAATGAGGTGGTATACAAGTACCACTTCGTTTAAATAAAACGCTGTACGAGCCTTGTAGAGGGGTGTCAGGAAGTGATTCCAGCAAAGCCAAAAGCTACAATCGTAGCTAGAACCATAAATAACAAGGCAGTATGGAACTTACTTGCAACTTCTAATTTTGTAAGACGTTTGTCTATATGAGACAAGTCATTGTTCTTTAAATCTTTTATGTGTTGCAGAATCAAATGAATGTCTTCAGCTTTTTGTCTAGATCGGTGTTCTTCCATTACATTCTTGGAGGGAGTTTGTTCTCTGAAAGAATTTTTTTATTTCTGGCTTCAACCTTTTTTGGTTCTTGAAGAGCACGTACTATAGCCCAAAATCTTTTTAGCAATTTGCTTCTTTCTTCTTTTGAAATAGCACCATCATCTTTTATAGACCTTTCTATTTCTTGGATAAGATCAATTGCTAAAGGCATTACGTGTTGATACTGCATAACTAATCTGATTGCTTTAAACATTAACCTGCTCCTCCATCACTACTATCATTATCGCTTTGAAGTACATCTTTTGCTAAAGCTATGATACCTGCAATACAACCAACAGCTATTTCTGTAAGTTCATTTTGTATTCCTAAGATAGCAATAACTGCAAGAGTAATTAACGCTAAAAATATTTGTGGCCTTATCTTTCCAATATACTTATTCATTCCTACTCCTCGTGGGTCAAGACCCACTATTTAATCGGCCAGGGAATGTCTTTGATAGCACGTTCCCAATAACGCCATGTTTTATATTTAACTGCCAACTCGACAGCTTCTACTGCAATAATTGTTGCAGCTATTCCAAATACTATTTTTCCTAACATAATTTCTCCTATGGGTTTGCTACTTCGATTGTTGGTTCAATCATATTTATTTCTACGTTATCAACAACTGTCCAATTAGCACCTAATACAGTGTTCTTTATTTGAAACTCTTTAGTGCTGAGAGTATTGTCATCACCTGCTTCATTCTCTGTAATAGTTAAAGTTCCAATGTCTAGGTTTTTGAAAAGACATATGCCACCTT